AAAAATATAGATTTTAACAGGTTATTTAGAGCCGATGGTGGTCGTGCAGGATTTTTTATGGGTAGTCAATTTCCAAAAGGTGCTGCAACATTAAGACAATTGTTAAATTTTATGGGTAAGAAAAGTGACGTAGTTAAAAATCCTTCAGACATTTTAAGAATAAGTAATCCGAAAGCATTTAACAAAATGTTGGAAGATGCAAAAGGTAAAATAATTCCTAAAGAAGGTATCATGGCAACCGATAGAATTAAAGATTATCAAACTCAAATGGCTAAAGATAGAGTTGATACTGTTAAAGATATGTTGGAAAGAGGTAAAAGATTTAAAGCTGCGGACGATAAAATTGTAGGGTACAAAAACGAAGTCAAAGAGAGATTTATGAAAGACTTTAATATGTCAGAGGCAGATGCTGAAAAAGCTGCTGACCGAATGGCTACCTTTGCAATGGATATGACAAAGATGGAAAAAACACCAGAACTTACAAAAGAAGGACTCTTACAGTTAGAGAATATATTAAAGAATATGGAAACAGGGGGTAAGAAGTCAAGAGATTTAAATGCTGATGGTGGACGTATTGGTTTTAAAGATGGTATGACCAGAAGAACTTTCTTAAAAATCTTAGGTGGTGCAATGTCTATACCTATCGTTGGTAAAATTTTAAAACCATTAAAACTAGCTACAGGTGTTAAAAAAGTTCCAATCATTAAAACAGATAACGTTTCTGGTAAACCAGAATGGTTTGATGCATTGGTCAACAAAGTTATTATCGAAGGGGATGACGTTACAAAAAAATTTGCAACAGCTGAGAGACAATCTATTCACCAGAAAACACTTGATGATGGTTCCGTGGTCCGAGTTACAGAGGACGTGGATGATGGTGCTATAAGAGTGGAATACGAAAGTGATGCAAACGTTTATGGAGATCCAGTACAAATGCAGTATAAAAAACCATTACCTGATGAAGGAGCACCAAAGCCAGCAGCAGAGTTTGATGTAGCAGAGTCAGGCCCCGTTGGAAGATCTAGAGGTCCTGATGATTATGAAATAGAATTAGATGAAATTAGTGGCACAAATATTAGGGACTTATCATCTGATGTTTCTAAATTAAAAGAATATGCAACAGGCAAAAAACCTACTATGAAAGAATTTATACAAAATAAAAAAAGAAGAGATAAGGCTAAAGATATTTCAGAAGGTGGAGAAAGTGAAATGGACGAAGTTATTAAAAGACAAGGTGAGTTTATACAATTTGAAGACATAGATCCAAATATGGCATCAGGTGGTATTGCTAGAATGTTGGGAGAATAATGACTCCAAAAGAATACAAAGAAATGATGAATTACCTGACTCGATCAGGTATTAAAAAGCAAGTTAAGTTTGCATCAGATGTTGCAAGACCAGATCCAAAACCAGAGATCAAAGAGATAGAATTATTTAACGCGTTTAACAAACGTAATCCAATGGCCGGAGGTGGTATGTTAGTGCAACCAAGTGCTGATGGATCTAGACCTGGGTATGCAACAAGTTCAGTAAAAACCAAAAAATTTAAATATCCTGTATCAAATCAATTTGGAACTTTTTATTCTGATAAAAAACCTGAAATTTCAAAAGCTGTAGTTAAACAAGAAGAAAAAACAAAATTTATAAATCAATTAGTTTCTGATGCAAACGCTAAAGATAAACATGTTTCAATTAGTGAGATTGGGGAAAAAGTAAAGAAAAAATTTAAACTTAAAAATGCAAAAAGTATAAACATAACAAGTTTCCCTTCATTAGAATTATTAGAATCAAGAGCTGATAAAATAGATAAAGTTTTACGAGATATGTTAATTAGTGATAAACCTCTTAATGGTTTTTGGCATAATGTAATATCAGAAAGAACAGGTGTCCCAATAAACAAACCAGGCAATTTAAGAATTTTAGAACAATCTCCAACGTATACTTCAATAAAAGATCAAGGATTAGATTTATTAAAAATTAATTATTCTAGAAAGTCATTTAATTATTTACATGATTTTTCTTTGTCTGATCAATTATCAAAAGCATTGGAAATATCAAAAGGTAATCCTACTTATATTGGATTAGGTGGAGAAAAACTACGTACAGCACTTCCATCTAATAAGATTATGGAATTTGCTTTGAGAAGTTGGAATACAAATAAAGGTTCTAAAGATGGACCAGTGCAATTTTTTAATAAAAATGGTAAACCTATAACTTGGGAAAAAGGTATTAAACTACCATATAAAAATGTTTCTTTTTCTTACAATGGAAAGATGCATAAAAAATCAGATTTAAATACTGATTATATGAAAAAATTTTTTCCTGAAGTTTATAACAATCAAATAGCAATAAATAATTTATCTGTAACCAAAGTAGATAATCCTTTTAAAAAAGGATCTAAAATATCAGTTAAAGATTTAGTAAAAAAAATTCAAGTTGATAACTACAAGTGGAGTCCTAGATTTCCTACTTTAGAAATATTACATGGAAAAAAAGGAGTGGCAACAGAACCGTTTTCAAATTTAACTTATGCAACAAGAGATATAAATCAATTAGAAAATTCAATAAATGCATCTTTAAAAGCAGGTAATATAAAACCTGCCGAGGCCAATAGATTAATAAAAACTGTTCGTTCTACAATATCTGGAAAAACAGGAGATGATTTAAGAGAAGCCATAATCAGTAGACAACTTAATCTTGCAAAACAAAAAGGTCTTACCTTTCCTAAAATGAAAGAAATAGGAATGGATGAATTTAAAAAAACAGTTGATTTTTTAACAAATCAAGAAAGTTCAATTTTAAAAAAAATTCAAGGTTATAGTAAATTAAAACAATGTAAAGTTGCTGCTGCAGACGGTGGACGTATTGGTTTTGCTTTCAGTGACGAATGTATTAGAGATGGTTTAAAAGAACAAAAGATAGAAGCACAAAAAGGAAATAAAAAAGCTGCACAAGAGTTAGTGCAAGTTGGTAAAGTTGCAACGAGAGCTGGGTTATTAAAAAATTTGTTAGGTCCAGGAGCCATTCTTGGTGAAGCAATGATTGAAGGAGCAATCATCGGTAATAAAGTTTTAGGTGGTAAGCCTGCTGATATTGCTTATGCAGAAAGTTATTTATCCTATCTTGATCCTAGAAAATACAGAGGTGAACTAGATCCATTAAAAATGGCAAGAGAGGATATGTTAACTAGAGAAGTTGAAGATGCAGATGGTAATATCAAAACAATAAATGCACCAGGTTTTAGTGCTTTAAAATCAGGGTTTGAAGCACAAGATCAACTATCTGCTTTTAATGAAGCAGTAGAAGATAGAGATCTTGGAAAAGCTAGAGGAAGAATGGAACAATATTTACCGGCAGCAGCAGATGCAAGAGAACAAGGTGCAAGAGCTGATCAATCTGCAGATATAATATCTAGTGATTCGTTTAAAGATGCATCAAGACTTGCACAAGAATATTTACAAGGACAAACAGGTGCTAACATGGCTAAATATAGAACAGATGATTTTGGAGCATTTGAAAGCGGTAGAGACAAAGATCTTAGAAGACGAAGAATGCAAGAAATGTCTGACATAATGCCAAGAGATTTTTTTACAGAAAAAACTTCTGATTTATTAAATCGTACACAGTATTTAAGATCACTTGGTTATGATGTATCTACTAGAGGTTTAATGGAACAACGAGAAGCAATGAAAGCAGAACCATTATCTCAATCTGCAAGAATGTACAGTCCAGAACAAGTGTATGGCACACAAGGTGAATTTGCAGGCGGTGGTATCGCTAAATTAGCTGGTGTGGATTCAGGCCCGCCACCAGAATCAGGACCAAACTCACAAGGGTTGCAAGGTCTAATGAAACGTGTTAGAAACTTATAGGAGTATTAAATGGCAGATATAGATAAAGGACTCCCGAACACTAGAAACAAACTTGAGATTCCTTCAGAAGAAGAAATACAAGATGTTGCCGTTCAGGAACCAGTACAAGAAAAAGGACCAATCGAGGTCATACCAGAAGAAGACGGTGGTGTAACTTTAGATTACGAACCAGGTGCAATCAATGTACCAGGAACAGAATCACATTTTGATAACTTAGCAGAACTTTTACCTGATGATGTTTTAGAGCCTATCGGCAACGAAATGGTTCAAAATTATATGGACTACAAAGGTTCAAGAAAAGAATGGGAACAAGCATACATTACAGGTTTAGATCTTTTAGGTTTTAAATACGAAAATAGAACAGAACCGTTTCAAGGAGCAAGTGGTGCAACTCACCCAGTTCTTGCAGAAGCAGTTACACAGTTTCAAGCACAAGCCTATAAAGAATTATTACCATCAGATGGACCTGTAAGAACACAGGTTGTCGGTATTAAAAATCCTGCAACAGAACAGCAGGCGAATCGTGTTAAAGATTTCATGAACTATTTAGTTATGGATCAGATGAAAGAATACGAATCAGAATTTGATTCAATGTTATTT